ACCGAGGTTTTCGTGGGGAAAGCGCGGTTTTCGCGCAGGCGGAATCCTACGAGGAGCTGGCGGCGGGCGCGGTATTGTCCGTCAACGGCAACGAGGTAACGGGTCCTGCGGTGATTTTGCGCCGCTGCACCATCCGCGAGGTGTCGTTTACCGCCGTCGGCGTGGACAGTGAGACGGAGGCGGTGGTGTTGTCGGACGGCAGCCCCTTGCCGGATATTTTTAAACAACCTTTGGAGTTATCCATGACACCCGAAGAAAAGCAAGCGTTTGACGACCTGAAGGCAGAAGTCGATACGCTCAAGGCTGAAAAAGCCGAAGCCGAGAAAAAGCTGAAAGAAGCCGAGGTGACCGCCAAGAAAAATCAAGTCAAGGCGAAATTGTCCGCCGCAGGTTTCAAAGAAGTCGAAGACGGCAAGTTTGAAGGCTTGTCCGACGCAACCATGACCGTGCTTTTGTCTGCCGATATTGCGGCGGCTGAAGCCATGATTGCCGATTTGACGCCGAAAGCAGCACCGTCTGTCGTGCCGCCCGCGCTGTTTAGCGAAGGCGCAGGCAGTGGCAAGCCTGAAGAAACTGCCGCAGAAGGTAAATTCTCTATTGCCAGCCGCAAAGGCTCATTGGGAGGCTCTTATGTCTAAAGTCAAAACCGAAATCTTAGGCCCTGTCATTTCCGACTTTTTGAAATACGAAGCGACGCCGCAGACCCGCGTTGCCGTTGCCGCCGATGTCGGCACGAAGGCAGGCAAGTTTGTCGAGTACCCGCTGCGCGGCAAAAAGCTGCTTGCGCTGACCGATGAAGCCGACGGCAAAGTCATCGTCCAACCGCTCAACTGCATCATCGACCTGTCAAAAGTCGCCGATGCAGACGTCAAAGCAGCAACTACCGGCAAAACCTTGGACGCACTGAAAAAAGAAGGCGACGCATACGGCATCGTTTACCAAGGCACACCCGCCGCCTGATTTCAGACGACCTTTAAACCCGATTTAACAAGGACACATCATGCCTTTATCCGATAACAGCAAGTTTGGCGTGCAGGCTTTGACCACCGCCGTCAACAAAATCGACCCGGGCGCAAGCCAAATCCGCGAGCTGGGTATTTTCGAACCCGAATATCTGACCACCACTTATGCCGACATTGAGTTCCAAGACGGCAAAGTCAGCTTGGTTGCCAGCAAAGAGCGCGGCACATCCGGTCAGGCGGTGGACAGCCCGAAACGCACCGTCCGCACCGTCAAAATTCCGCACCTGCCGATTCATGACGTCATCCGCGCCGACGACGTGCAAAACCTGCGCGCTTTCGGTACGACCCAAGCCGCAACGGTCATGGACAAGGTCAACGAAAAGCTGGCCGGCGGCAAATCCGACCTTGAATACACCCGCGAGCATCTGATGCTCGGCGCGTTGCAAGGCAAGATTTTGGATGCGGACGGCAGCGTGATTTTGGACATCAGCACCGATTTCGGCGTTACACGCAAAACGCAAAATATCGAATTGTCCAAAGACACGACCGAAGTCGGCTCGGTATTGGACAAGCTCTTGTCCGAGCAACGCCAAAAATTCGCCGGTGCGCAGGTGCGCGGCTGGGTGGTGTATTGCGGCATCGATTTCCTGAACGCGCTCAAAGAGCATAAATCCATCTTCGAAGTGTACAAACGCTACGACGAGGCACGCGCCTACCGCGAAGGCGATACGCTCAATCCGTCCGAGTTTGTCCACAAGGGCATCCGCTTTATCGAGTATGCCAACCATTTCGGCAGCGACGCCGACATTGCGGCGGACAAGGCGATTCTGTTGCCGGTTGGCCGTAATCTCTACAAAGAGTATTTCGCCCCAGCCGACATGACCGCCACCGTCAACACCCGCGCCCTGCCGTATTACGCCAGCCGCGAGAAATTGCAGCACGACAAAGGCTGGAGCCTGCATGTGCAGTCCAACCCGCTGCCGATTGCGCTGCGTCCCGAGTTGTTGGCAACGCTGACCATGTCTTAAACGGATTTCAGACGACCTTTAGGGCAAGTTTAAAGGTCGTCTGAAAACGGAGGACGGCATGATTACCATCCAAGACATGATTACCCGCTTCGGCGAGCGGGAGATGGCGGAGCGGTCGAACCATGAAAACTACGAATACATCAACGAAGATGTATTAAACGCGGCAATCGCCGATGCAGAAGAAGAGGCGGCAAGCTACCTTCGGGCGGCGAAACTGTTTTTTACCGACGACACCGCGCCGCAGGTTTTGAAAATCAAAGTCTGCGACATCGCCCGCTACTACCTCTACGACGACGCGGTAACAGGCATTGTCGAGGAGCGTTATCAGTCGGCAATCGCTTGGCTCAAGATGGTCGTCAAAAATCCGAATATGTTGGACGAGAGCCGCGTATCGGATGACCGCAGGCCGTCAACGTGTGCCGTTTATGTCAATGCCGAAACCGATTTGCGGGAATGGCTGAAGGAGTAAGCGATGCGGATTACGGTATCGCACGACTTATCGCGCATCGCCCAAAGCCTGAGCCGCCTGTCGGGCAAATTGACGGGCAGCCTTGAAGAACCTTTGCGCGCCATCGGCGGCATCCTCGAATCTTCGACCCGCCGCCGTATCGCCGAAACCAAAACCGCGCCTGACGGTAAACGCTGGGCGGACGTATCCCCCGCAACGGCACAAGCCAAAAACGGACGCGGCGGGATTTTGGTGGACCACGGCAACCTCTTGGCAAGTATTACGCACGAGGCATCGGCAAAAAGCGTGATTACCGGCTCAATCATGGGCTACTCGGTTTATGTGCAGGAAGGCACGAAAACCATGCCGGCGCGTCCGTACTTAGGTTTGTCGGTGCAGGATTATCAACACATCGGCGAACTGATGGAGGACTGGCTTAACGGTCAGTTTGATTAATGGCTTTAAAACAGCATGAAAACTTATTGGCGGTCTATCCCGAAATCCTAGGTCGTCTGAAAACCGTCAAAGGTATCAAGGCGGTCAAGGAAATCGGCGAACTTGCCGAGCTGCTCGCCCAAGGCACGGCGAAGCGCAAAGCCGCCCCGCTGGACGGCGCGGTCTATGTCGTTTACGGCGGTTCGACCTTTGCCGACGAGGCGAAAAACGGCAAATACCTGAAGTCGACACTGCACTTTACCTTCGTCCTCGCGCGCAGCTATACCGCCAACGGCAAATCCACGCTGTACGAGGTCGGCGAGACCCTGACGGCAATCCAACGGGCGTTTTCAGGCTGGGACGCGGGCGACGAATATGCCGTTACCCCCTTCCGCCGCATCGCCTCGCCATCCATCGAATACAACGACGGCTTTGCTTTTTATCCCATTTCATTCGCCTGCGACACCGTGCAGGCGGCAAACTAAAGGAGCTGCCACATGGCAAAACAAAACGACCACGGCTTAATCTTTGAGGGCGACGTCAAGGTACGCAACCTCAATCAGAAAGGCTCGGGCTTTATCGAAATCGGCAATACCACCGCCCTGACCACGCAGACCAGCGTGGAAACCAAAGAGCGCGTATCCAAGCAAAAAGGCACTTACGGCAGCGCACTCGACAGCCTGAAAACCGTCAAGCCCACCGAAATCGGCCTGAAACTCGACACCTTCGACAAAGACAACCTCGCGCTTGCCCTGATGGGCGAAGCCGCCGTCATCGCGGCTACGGCGGAGACCGTTACCGGCGAGACCGTGGCCATCGGCAAAAAAGGCATGGCGTACAAACTGGCAAACGGCAACATCGACCCGGCTACCGTCAAAGTCAAAAACAAGTCAAACGCCAATGTTGATGCCAAGCATTTGGACATCAATGCCACCTTGGGCATGATTACCATCCTGCCGGTCGCAGATACCGTCAACGACGGCGAAAACATCACCGTCGACTACAAAACCCGCGATTCCGGCGGCTATAAAGTGTCCGCAGCTACCTTGTCCCGCTTGGATTTGGAAATCTACGTCGACGGCCGCAACCGCGTTACCGGCGAGACCGGCATTCTGCACATCCCCCATGCCGTACTGGCGGCGGACGGCAGTATCGACTGGTTCGGCGACGACTTCAACGAAGCCGAATTTAAAGGCACGGCAGTGTTGGCTTCGGGCGAGACCTCGACCTATTCCTTCACGTCGTACAACAACTAAAGATTCGGGCGGCTTATGCGGATTGGCGGGTTCGCCGGTCTGGTCGTCCGATAAACGGCAAAAAGGTCGTCTGAAACGGGCTTCTGCGTGTAGGCGCAGCGGCGTGGAGTTTCAGACGACCTTTTTTTAAACGGGTTTTAAAACAGATTAGAACCGATACAGGGCTGATTTAATCAGGTATCCGCTGACGGCCATAAAGGCGAAAAATTCCAGCAGTTTCATGTCGCGGATGTGCGCCAACATATCGAAACCGAGATACAGCGCGGCGAAACCGAAGAATGCGCCGACGGCGAAAAGTATGGTTAGAGCGAGGGTTTTCATGATTTTCGAACCATTCGTGTAGAAAGTATGGATAAGTCGCACGGGAAAAATGGAGGTAGCTTTGGGAGTTTGTAATGTTCGGAAAATAGAACAAGCATTTTTTCATCGATCAAGTCTGCCTGCGAAACGTATGTTTCCCAGCTAAGGTTTCTCGTCAATTTGACTTTGGCTTCTGCTGCAATTCTAAGGTTTGATGCCCGCGAAGAAGCAGCCTGTAAAAGGATTCGGTACTTATTTCTAGGATTTGGTGTTTCAAATTTTCTCCACCCTTCCTTACGGGCTATTTCTTGGCATTTTTCCAATTTCTTCCATGTGAAATTTTCGTTATTCCGAAGCGTGCAGATATGGTCTGCTGCAGTTTGGGGAGTAGGAAAGGTGCACAGTGCGTCATAAATTTGGTCGACATCAAACAGTGCGGACAATCTGTTTTCTGAAAGAATCTGGCGGATTGCCTGTTTGTAGTAGGGTTGCAAATGTTTCATATGCTGACTGTAAGTAAGATTATTTATTTTAAATAGCAAAGGTATCAAAATAATGGCGAATATTCAAGCAGGTTTAGAGATTAAGGCGGGCGTGTCCGGTGCCGAAAACATCGACGCGCTGGCGCAGTCCATCGAGGCGGCGGGCATCGATACGGGCAAGCTGACCACCGAAGCGAAAGAGCTGGGCGCAACGCTGGCTAAAGCACAAGCGCAACAGGCGGCAATTGCAGAATATAAGGCGTTGTCGGCGGAATTGGACAACACCGCCAAAGAAATGCGCGCGCTGGACGAATTGACCGCGACGCTTGAGAAATCCATGCGCGACGGCGGTACGCAGCAACAGCGGGCCGATTTGGCGAAACTTCGCGCCGAATCCGAACGCCTGGCAAAAAGCGAAACCGAGCTGACAGGCAAGCTGTATGCCGCCCGCGATGCGATGTCGGTGTCGGGCGTATCCGTCAAAAACCTTGCCGCAGAAGAGGCGCGCCTGTCGTCAGAATCCGCCGCCGCAACGGCGCAGCTCGACCGTCTGACCGCCGAAGCGCAAACCCTAAAGGCGATTGCCGATGCCAAAATCCAGCTCGGCATCGATACCGACGATAAGGCGCGGCAGGAAATTCAAAAGACCAAAGACGCTTACGAGCTGCTCAAAGACAGCGGCACGCTCTCGCATGAGGAATTGGCGCGGGCGGCGCAGCTTCAGGAAGGCAGGGTGCGCGAGCTTGAAGCCAGCCTGAAAGGCATGAAGCCGTCTATTACCGAGGTCGCTTCGGAGATTCAGGGCTTGGTCGGTGGTGCGGGCGGCTTGGCGTTTGCCACCCGCGAGGCGATGAAGTTTGAAACTGCGATGGCGGGCGTGAAAAAAGTCGCCGAAGGCACGGACGAGCAGTACGCCCAACTTTCAGACGAGCTGAAAAAAATGGGCGTTGATGCGCCTTATACCGAGTGGTTGGCACAAAATCTGCCCGAGGGCGCCGTCGTCGGCGCGAGAAATAGGGAGGCGCCAGGAATCACCGCCACTGCGCGAGGCCTCGGCCAGTGCCTCGGCGATGCCCTCCGGGTC